GTCGCAAACACGCGGTGTCAAAACTTGGGCGTCCTTTGTGTAGAACGATTCTAAATAACAAAACAATAAAATCATGCCCGGAGGCCGTAAAAGAAAACCAACCGAAATGCTCAAGACCGCCGGAACCTTCCGCGCGGATCGCCACGCCAACAAACTGGAGTTGCCCCTTGGCGCCCCGGTTCCGCGTGCTGCGATGGGTGAAATATCGCGCGAGGCATTTGAATTTGTTTCCGCACGTTTGACCGCCGTCGGCGTGGTCGCTGAAATCGACGCGTTCGCATTGCAAATGTTCGCCGACGCTTGGGAGGATTACATCGCATCGCGTGAGGTCATCCGCCGCGACGGGCCGACATACACGACCACGACGAACACGGGCGACATCATGTTTCGCCCACGCCCGGAGTTGTCGATGATGAACAACGCTTGGGAGCGGTTGAAGAAAATCATTCCCGAATTCGGAATGACGCCATCGTCACGCGCGAAGATCAACGCGAAAGACGAAGTGCAAGATATTGACGATTTGTTGTCATGAAATTGATTAACGAAGACTGCGTTTCGGCACTCAAAAAAATGGACGACGCGTCGATTCATTTGGTTGTGACGTCACCGCCCTACGATAATTTGCGGACGTATGACACGGGCGCTGGTTCCGATTGGAACGCGGACGTTTGGCGCGACGTGATTCGTGAAATGTACCGCGTTATGGTTGACGGCGGCGTTGTGGTTTGGAACGTCAAAGATTCCACCGCCAATGGTTCGGAATCGGGAACGTCATTCCGCCAAGCGTTGTTCGCTATGGAATGCGGTTTCAATTTACACGATACAATGATTTGGTCAAAAGATGCGTTTGCATATCCCGACGTAGCGAGGTATTGCGATACCTTTGAATTTGTTTTCGTTTTTTCCAAAGGCAAACCGCGTGCGTTCAATCCAATTTTCGACCGCAAAAACAAATGGGCCGGAACCAAAGTTCACGGCACCTCACGAAAAGCGGACGGCACCATGTACGAAAAATCAAACAACAAAAAATCCGACGTCAAAGAATTTGGAATGCGCTTCAATGTTTGGGACATTCCAACGGAAAAAAAGTCGGGCGGCGTTGGTCACCCCGCAATGATGCCCGAACGATTGGCGCATGACATGATTTTGTCGTGGTCGAACGAAGGCGACATCGTTTTGGATCCGTTCATGGGTTCGGGAACGACTGGTCGAATGTGCGTCAAGACAAAACGCGATTTCGTTGGTATTGATATTTCAGAAAATTACGTTGAGTTAGCGCGGCGCCGTATTGAGCATTTAACTAATGCGCCAACACTATTCTAATATGATCGACCAAGTAAAAGCAAACCGCGCGGTCAATTTCATTGAACGCATTTGCACGCACGTCAAAGGCGACCTCGCGAACCAGCCGTTCATTTTAGAACAATGGCAACGCGACTATATTTCGCAGTTGTTCGGAACGATGGGGGCGGGCGGATTGCGCCAGTACCGAACCTCGTTCGTTTTCCTACCGCGCAAAAATGGCAAATCGAATTTGATTGCCGCGATCGGGTTGTATCTATTATTCGCCGACAACGAACCCGGTGCGGAAATCTACGTCGCCGCCGCCGACCGCGAACAAGCGAACGCAATCTTTGAGGTTCAAAAACAAATGGTTCTGAACTCGGCGTTCCTTCGTGGCAAGTGCAAAATTTACCGAAATTCAATCACGCTGAACGGAACCAACTCGTTCATTAAGGCGATCAGCGCGGACGCATCGACAAAGCACGGATTCAGCGCACACGCGGTATTGTACGACGAACTGCATTCGGCGCCCAACCGCGAGTTGTGGGAGGTTTTGACGACCTCGGTGGGCGCCCGTTCACAACCTTTGGTTTTGGGCATCAGTACGGCGGGAATCGACCGCGGCGGTTTGTGTCGTGAATTATATGAGTACGGCAAACGCGTTTTGACTGGCGCGATTGACGACCGAACATTTTTGCCCGTTATTTACGAGGCGCCGCTCGACGCCGATCCGTTCGACCCGAAGACGTGGTTGATTGCAAACCCGAACCTCGGCGTTTCCGTTCGCATGGAATACTTCGAAAAAATGTCGGCCGAGGCAAAGATTTTGCCGACGTCTGAAATCGCGTTCAAACAATTACACCTAAACCAATGGATTTCGTCGTTCGATGGTTGGTTGACTGACACCGATTGGTGCGCGTCCGCTGGCGTCGTTGACCTTGACGAACTGCGCGGCCGAACGTGCTTCGGCGGTTTGGACTTGGCCGCCGTGTCCGACGTTTGCGCCTTTGTCTTGGTTTTCCCGATGGATGATGGCGAAATGAAGGTTGTTTCAAAATTCTTTGTTTCGAACGCGGCGGTCGAACAACGACGCGGCCGCGTGGGGGCGTCTTACGATGCGTTTGTTTCGGTCGGTGAGTTAATCGTGACCGACGGGAATTCAACGGATTACAACGTGATATTTGAAGTAATGCTTGAAATGTCAAAGGTCTTCGATATTAAGTCCGTGGCCTTTGACCGATGGAACTCGTCGGCATTGGTTCAACGACTGGTCGAGGCCGGTTTTGATATGGATCCGTTCGGCCAAGGGTTCGCGTCAATGACCCAGCCGATTCGTGAAATGGAAATAATGATCAAGAAAAAAACGCTTCACCACGGCGGGAACTCGATGCTTCGGTACATGGTTTCGAACGTGCAAACAAAGTTCGACGAGGCTATGAACGTAAAGTTCGTCAAAAATAAGTCGGCCGATAAGATCGACGGCGTGGTTGCGCTGGCGATGGCAATCGGTGAATATATGACCGCGACGCGAGGCGCGAATGACGACCGCTCGGTGTACGAACAAACGGGAATCCGCTACCTATGAAAAATATAAATACCACGGCGCAAGTGTTTCAAAATCAATGCGCGACGCTCGATTCCTTCAACCAATTATTCAATGTTTACATTGGTGAAGGAAATCAAAAAATCGCTGCTTATGAATCGTGCGAAATACTGCACGTTTCAATATACGGGCGGCGACGTTTTCAATCTTATCAATCGTTTCAAAATTCATTAAATCATGCAAAACGAAACCTCACAAATCAACGATAAAATTTCCGAAATCATTGAGAAACTCGAAGATTTGGTTTTGGCAAAAAATACGACCTACGGCAATTCGCTACAAAACCCGGTTCGGGTTTTTTCAAGGGCCACGTCGGTCGAATCCATTTGCGCCCGCATCGACGATAAGTTGTCGCGCATTTCAGCGGTCGGCGTGAACGACGACACCATTGACACCATTTATGATTTGATGGGTTACTACGTCCACTTACTGATCGCGCTGGAGCGTGAAAATTGACGTTGTTCAAAAGTTTCTTTGTATTTATTTGGTTTATATTGATGCGCCGTGTATTTTATTTATATATATATATATCCCTACGGGATATATATATATATAAATAAAATCAACAACGCGTGTCAATAAGTTTTGCGGGAACACCCGCGCATGGTTCGGAAAACTATTCGTATTTTTGAGGGGGATATACCTACTATGGCCGAAACGAAACCAACCTTTGCAGCCCGCGTGATCGGATTATTCCGCGCTTCACCGAACAACCCTTCAACCTCGTTGGCTAAACCCGCGGAATGGTTATTCTCGGACGACCGCTCAAAGACCGGCGTTGCGGTCAACGAAAAATCCGCCATGACGTTTTCGGCGGTTTGGGCATCGGTTCGTATTTTATCGGAAACCATCGCGTCACTACCTTGGAACGTTTACACCAGCGAAGACGAATCGCCAATGGTGGTTCCCAGTCACCCGATCACGAAAGTACTGCGCCGACCAAACGCAATGATGACGTCAATGACGTTCCGCGAAACGATGATGGCGAACCTCGCCCTTCACGGAAACGCGTTTGCATTCATTGAGCGCGACGGCGCGGCCCGTGTGACGCAAATGATTCCCGTTCACCCGTTGCGCGTTGAAATCAAAGTGGTTCAGAACGAAAAGTTTTACCACGTTGACAAAAAAGAAGTTTACTCGGATTTTGAAATGATCCACGTTTGCGGATTGTCATTCGATGGGGTGATGGGCATTTCGCCGATTAAGGCCGCCCGCGAAACATTCGGAATCGGTTTGGCGGCCAACCAGTTCGGCGCTCAATTCTTTGGCAACGGCGCAAACGTCGGTGGCGTGTTAACGCACCCCGGACGTTTGTCGGACGAAGCCTATACGAGAATCAAAAATTCGTGGGCGAATTCATACGGCGGTTTAGGAAACGCCCACAAAACCGCGATTCTCGAAGAAGGAATGAAAATCGAGCGCATGACGATTCCGCCCGACCAAGCGCAGTTTTTACAAACCCGCGTTTTTCAAGTCGAAGAAGTCGCCCGCTGGTTTCTTATTCCGCCGCACATGATCGGCGACCTTAAAAATTCCGCGACCCGTGCAAACGTCGAAGAACAAGGAATCCAATTTGTGCGAAACACGATTCGCCCCTACGCCGTGCGCTGGGAAGAAGAATTCACGCTCAAATTGTTTGGTTCTGAATCCGCATTCTTTGTGCAGTTCAACCTCGAAGGTTTACTTCGCGGCGACATCAAGTCACGTTACGACGCCTATGCGGTCGGTCGTCAATGGGGTTGGTTGTCGGTAAACGAC